CCCGAGGCGGTACCTGCGTGCATGCGCGAAAGCACGTCGAGCAGCGAATGGCGCAGCCGCGTATCGGCACCCGGCAGGCGGCTCTCGATATCGGTGCGCGATCGCTCGATCAGCTCGCTCAGGGTCGGACGGATGAACGTCATGCAGATGCCTCCCAGACATAGTCGTAAAGCTCGCGCGACGGTCCCTGCGGCCGGTCCAGCTCGACGCGGATGGCAAGCCGCTGGCCGTCCTGCGCCTCGACCTGGACATCGAGCCGCGAGGCGATGCCATCGGCCAGCAGCCAGGCGAGCGCGGCGGTCGCATATTCGCGCGCGCGGTTGATGGTCGCCGAGGTGATCTTCGACCGCGCGAGCAGCCAGAGCAGCGAGCCGGTCTGGCCGCGCCGTGCCTCGTTGGCCGGGAAGTCATCGCCCCACCATCCGCGCCGATCGGCCGACTCCTCGGGCAGCGGTGCGTCGGCCGGGGCGCGCGCATCGGTGAACAAGCTGATCAGGATCGCGGTGCGCAGACCCGCATCGAGCACGACCGCGCCGCGCTCGATCGCAAGGTCACCGAACCACGCGTCGGCATTCCAGGCGAGGGCGGCGTCCGTCATTCGGCCTGAGCCTTCGGCTTGCCGACGACCTTGATCGCGATCTTGCAGGTCATCGAAAAGGTGCCATCCCGGCGCAAGTTGATCTGGGAAGTCTCGCCGCCGCCGAATTGACCGCGAAGGCGGCGCGGGGTCTGGTCGAGCTCTGCCCAGCCCCGGCAGGCAGTCAACGGGTGCTCAAAGGGCACGCCTGCCTCCCGGAAGAGCGCATCGAAACGCGGCAGGTCCTCGTCCGCGATGGCCCAGCTGATCAGCGCCGGGCTGCGGCGGGCGCGAGTGCGCCGCTGGTCACGCCGCTTGCTCATGCGCCGCGCTCCGCCAGGCGGGCCTGCGCGGCCTCCAGCAGCATGACGGCGCGGATGATCGACGTGCCGATCGCGAAGAGCATCGTGCCGCCCTTGGGGCCGAGCTGGCCGTCGATCGCCTGCAGGCTGATCGCCACGGTGCGCTGGCTGGGCGCGATGTGATAGTCGAGGAGTTCATAGCCGTCGACGGTCAGCTCCTTGATCGCCTGGTCGATCAGAACACGAAGATCCTCGCTCATGCCGCTTTCACCTTGTCGCTGCCCGAAATGATCTTGCCGGTGCCGAGATCGACATCGTCGCCGATGCGCGCGACCTTCGCGCCGCCTTCCGCGCCCAGGTTCACGTCGTCGCTCTCGACGATGACCTTGGGCGCGATGACCTTGACCTCGTTGTCGCTGACGATCTCGATGCGCTCGCGGCCGAGCTTGACCAGCTGGCCCAGGTCGTCGAACAGCGCGACCTCGCCTTGCTGCAGCCCGGTCAGCCGGTAGCGCCGATCCTCGACCTTGATGACGATCGCGTGGCTGCGCAGCCCGCCGACCGAGACCGCGATCGCCTCGGCTCCGGGATGCGGCACGCTCGTGATCCCATAATCCTGATAGCGCTCGACCGCGTCCTGGCTCTCGTCTTCGAGCAGCTCGATCTGGACGCTCTGCGCCTTGGTCGCATCGTCGACCAGGCGCACGATCGCGCGGCTGATCATCAGGCGCACGCGGCCCTCCAGCGGCTTCAGGAATCGCGCGTAGCCGTTCATGACCCCACCTGCGAAGGATCGGTTCCGGCAGGAACGGGCATCAGCGTCCATGCCTCGGGCCGCGACAGCTCCAGCGTGGTCGTGGTGCCACCATCATTGCCGCGCGTGAACGTGACGCCGGAGACCAGCATCTCGCCAGACAGATAGGCCGAGGGCGCATCAACCTCGACGCGGGTATCGGGCCGCCAAAGCTGGCCGCGCGGATCGCGCCATCCCAGCACGCGGGCGCTACCCGGCTGGCTGCGCGCGGCGCGGGTATTGGCCTCCCAGTCTGCGCGCTTCTGAGCCGATGCCTTGTCGCTCTGCTCTTCGGCGACGATGATCAGCGGGCGATAACGGCCGACCGCCGCGTCCGTCGCCTTTGCCCCGACCAGCGTCACTGCCTCGCCGCTGCGCTCGTCGCTGCCCGATGCCTGACCCTTGACCACATACTGGCTGAAGCGTTCGGTCACGTCGTGATCGGCCGACACGTCGAGCAGGTTCTCGCCCTCGGCCAGGCGCGCGATGACGCCGCCCTTGCCGGGCTGGCCGATCAGCAGCGAACCGTCGCTCTGGGTCCATCCGATCAGCCCGCGAAACTTGAGCAGCCGCTCGATCGCCGACCACACGGTCTCGCCGGTCTGCAGCGCGAATTTCGGGATCGGCGCGCCAACGTCACCGGTGACCTGCACCGCGATACCGAACGGGGCCACCAGGTCCTCGACGATCTTCTTGAGCGGCACGTTGCGCCAGCTGCCCGGCTTGTGGACGGCAGAGCAGTCGGCCAGATCGCCGGTGCGATCGCGGCCCGAGATCGAGATCGCATGCTCCTGATCGGTCAGCGAGGCCGAGAGCCGGTCGATATAGCCGGTGATCAGCGTCTGGAAACCGGCCTCGTCCGACCCGGCCAGCAAGGTGCATTCCGCGCCCACGCGCAGCGGCCATTGGGCAGCATCGCTGCGCTCGCGGCTGGCGAGGCGCAGGTCGAATTCGCCATGCACCGTGTCGATCGCACGGCGCACGGTCAGCTCGGTCCAGCCAGCATAGCGCACGCCATCGAGCAGCAGGACGACGTCATCGGCCATTGCCAGCCCCCGTTGGCAGCGCGGCCGAAAGCACGCGCAGCGTCACGCCGCCCGGCACGAACCCGGGATGGCGCACGCGGTTGCGCGCCGCGATATCGGCAGCGCGCGCGTCAACACCGCCCGAGCCTGGGCCGGTGCCATACAGCCTATTGGCGACGCGCAGCGCGGGCTGGGTCGCGCCGATCGCCAGATCGTGCACGCGGGCGAGCGTGCCGCCGCGCTGGGTGATATCGCGCACCGCAATACGGCGCAGCCGGTCGAACAGCTCGGCGCGATCGTCCTGCCCGGCATCGGCAGCGCGCATCGCGAGGACGTCGAGCCGGGCGCTGACCCGGTCGCGCATCAGCGCCGCGTCCTCATAGCTCGAAAAGCTGATCCGGCTTGCCGCGCGTACCAGCTCGGCACTGGCAGCGGATGTGTAGAGGTGAACGAATGCAGCCTGGTTGTCGGCCTGGCGCTGGCGCGAGGGCGTGGCGCCGATCACCGGCTTGAGCGATTCGCCGAACGCGGTCATCGCCATAAAGCTTTCGACTCGCACGCGGCCGTTGCTGCCCAGCGCCTGCACCGTGCTGACCAGCCCGACCACGGCCTGGCCGAGGCGCAGCGGCTCGCGCAGCAGCGATTGGAGGTTGGCAGGCAGGAAGCCGAGCCCCGCCGTGAACGCGCGCAGCGCCGGGCCGATGCCGCCCTGCGCAGCGGCGATGAACTGGGTCAACGTGGCAGCGCCGTTCACCAGCTCGCCCGCCGCGTCCGCGACGAAATCGGCGACGCCGGCAATGTCGAAATCGTTGGCAAAACTGCCCGGCGCGTCGGCGAGCACGTCATCGGCCTCAAACGCCAGGGCAGCGGCCCAGTCAGTCTGCGGAATGGCTGCAACGGCCACACCCGACTCGGCGAACTCGATCGAGAAGCGGCACATGCCACCTTCCTCGGTGTCCTCGGTCGAGCGGTAGGACAGGACGTTGACGTTCATCGAGCCGTGAAACGGGTGCACCAGCAGTCCGGGGCCGAACGCCTCCAGCGCATCGATCAGCGCGTCGCGATCGGCACGATACTCGGACCCGATGACGAAGCAGTCGATCGAGAAGCTCCGCGCCGATCGGCCAAGGTCCTCGGTGACAGGCTCGTCGCGGCCGGGAAACTCGTGCGCGACGACACGGCGGCCGCCTGAGCGCTCGTGATACTCGGTGCGAAAATCGACGCCCCGGAAGCTGCCCTGCTGATAGTCCTCGCGCCAGGTCATGACGGCACCCAGTTGCTGCGCGCGACCTGGATCGACCAGGGCACGTCACCCTTCTTGCTGAAGTCGGCGAGGCGAGCGGTCGCCTGGCCCTTGACCTCAACCAGCACGGTCGCCTTCCCGCCGACATTGACCTGGTCGGCGCTGGCACGCGGCGAGTTGGGCAGCTTTGGGCGCGGCAGGGT